GTATGAGTCGATGATGGAACGGTCTGTGGCTAGATTGTATGAAACTCGGGTTGGGTTGATTCGGCGTAACTTGTATGGACGGCCATCAGCTGGTGAAACGTCCATAACTTGCAGGTAACCGACACCATAAAACAGTAAATCCTCAGCAAGCCAAGTGATCGTGACTGCCCGGGGTACTGCTGGGTCAGGCTGGTCGATAACTTTACGGCGTGTGATTTCTTGGTCTTGGCTGTTGAACTCACATAGTGGAATTGTGCCGATTGTGCCTGCCAGCACGTTACGTGCACGGGCTACAGCTGGAACACTCATGGCAGATTCACGGGTTACATAAACCGAGCCCAAGTTATCAAACGGCATACCATAGGAGCCGTAAGACGGTGGAGTGTAGGGCAAAACGGCTGCAGTAACAGTTGGCACATACTCAGGTGATGGCTCACCAGTATTTAGCCTCATAGCGTTGAGAATCCCCACAGGAACACCCTAGCAGACGGGTCGAACATTTGTTCGACTATTTGACCTTGAGTGAGGTTTTATCCACACTGATCGACTTGCAGCAGTCAGCGTATGAGTCACAGTCTTGGGTGGGGCATCCGGTACGGCAGGCCATTAGTCCTCCATGATTGGTGCTGTCTGGTTGTAGCCAATGACTTCACCAGTTGCAGCGTCTTTGACTTCGACAGTTTCAAGACCGTCAACGATTCCGATTTCTGTTTCAATAATTTTCATTAGGTCAACCTTGCAAATACTTGAGCGTTTGTGATTGTGGCCATGGCTGTTGCAGCCGTTGGCAAATCTGTTTGAGTGGCAAGACCTAAAGCAACATAAGGCTGGAAAAGTTGTGTTGCTGAACTGCCCGCCGAAATAGTCGGTGTATTGAATGTTCCGCCAGTGTTGTAGGCAATCACACCAAATGCATAAGTAGTCCCAGCATTGAGTGTGTAAGTGCTGGGAAATCCACCAGTAGTTGACAAAGCCCTCGTGTAAAGGGTGTTTGTTGTATTCCATAAAGTTGCATCTGAAGCGGTACGAGCAACAAGGGTTAGTGTTGTTCCAGACACTGTGAATAGACCCATTCGCCGAACAATAGTTCCACCAACATCAGTTCCACCTGTGATGCAGTAAGTCTGAAAGTTGGTCATAGTAAAGTTTTCAGTTGGCGTGAACAATGTTGTCCAAACAGTTCCATTGGTCAAAGTACGACTACTGCTAACAGCAGTTCTTGGAATAATGTCAAACGTGCTGGCAAGACGATACTCTTCCGTATTCTTGTTGCTACGAGTGTAGGCAGTTCCACTAATCTTTGTGGTGGCAATGGCGGCCGAAGCATTGATGTCAGCATCAACGATTGTGCCATTTAGTATCATGTTTGATGTGACAACGCCTGTGTCATTAGTGCCCACAAGTTGCCCACTGTTGGATGGGAAAGTAACAACAGCAGAACTAAGCCCGCTGTTAGTTATTTGTGCATTACTAAGACCATTATTGACTGTAAGTGTTGTCGTTTCAATGTCGTTAGCATTCATAATGGACTGCCCGTACATGTCCAATGTTCCAGTCATAGATAAACTGCCATCGAGCGGTAATGCAGCATTAGCAATACTCAAAGCGTCGGATGCTGTTGATCCAGCAGCTGATGCCAACTCCCATGCCGTCTTGACATTCTTAGGCGTGGCAGCAGTAGTCACACTGGTGCTTGATACTGAGTCAGTCAACTGAACAACACCAGCAGCCGAAGTAGAAGCTGCACTGACAGACAAGTTAGCCGAAGTGGAAGTTCCAGCGTTAGTTAACGGGGCATTGACAGCAATGACACCACTAGGGCCTTGAGCACCAGTGGCACCTCGAGGGATGGTGAAATCAAATACGGCAGCAGATGACGTGCCAGAGTTAGTGACCGTTGCACTAGATCCTGCAGCACCAGTAGTTGTTGTGCCTGCAGCGATTGTTGCAGCTGCACCAGCAGAACCCGTTGCACCAGTTGCACCAGTTGCACCAGTTGCACCAGTGGCACCTCGAGGACCAGTAATTGACAAAATGCCTGCACCCAGAGCACCAGAGCCAGCAGTGTCACCCGAAATAACATTGACAACTAATGTGGTGCCAGAATACGAAGTGATGTATCCAGCCATGTAACGGGTCGGAGTAGTGGCATCACAAATACGAACATACTCGCCGACATTCAAAGACAAATTAGCCACAACAGTAAACGTCTTAGGACCTGTACCAATGGTGGTACCTGTGGCAACAGTAGACGTGAGAACTGGAACAGGCCCTTGACCACCCTGTGGGCCAGCAACTTCGGCCTCAATGTTTACTGTCTGGGTGGTCGTAGCAATCGTGACATCATCATCAAACCCAACCGTAACCGTTGTGGGTTCAACAGTAGTGATCACAGTAGCCACTAAACGGTCACCTGACCATCAAACTGTAGTTTGCCCTCGAGCACACGATACGTGACAGAGCCATTAGTAACTTCAAGATCATACAAGTAAGACCCCGGGGTAACGGCACCAGTTAGTGCCGAGCTCATCACCAAAGCAATGGTCCCTGCACTTCCCCCTAACGTAATGCCGCTACCCGAGGTCAGGGTAAGAACACTATCAGAGTTCAGAAACTCTTTCACCTGCAACTTGGCTGTGTAACCAGTCCAGTTAACTGCAGTGCCATCAATCGTCCACGTAAAGGTCTTATCCCAAGTGGCCCCACAATAAATTGTGGTGTTGTAAGTACCGGGCTGAATCATACGGCTATCATACAGCAACCGTTACCACAGTTTTGGGCATCTCAGCATTACCCACAGCCATAACCATCGCCACAGCTGCAGGAATCGAGCCCGATGTCTTACGAGCAATACGCCAGCCACCATCCGATGCAGGCCGTCTCGAGCATGCAGCCAACTGGGCTTTCAACTCAGGCTGACCAACATGATGTAACCGTTTCGACTGAATAGCCGTCATCGTGATATCACACAAGGTCGGGAACACTGCACCACTCCAAGGGGTCGGGTCAGTGTGCACCCCAGCCCGCTTCAAATGGGCTGCAACATGCTCCCCAGCTCGAGGATCATACGCCACACTACGGGTCTTGTAACGCCTCACAACAGAAGCAATTTCTGAGGCTAGTTCTAGTTCATTGAGTGGCTCGTCACGTTCCCACGAATGGCTGTAGACGTTTAGACCAGTCTCTGTGACCTGTGCCGATACCAAGAAGCAAGATGTTCGATTAAAGTCAAGGTCAAACGCCATGTAAGTCGGTAGGTCTGGACTCATGACCAATGTTCGGTCTAGGCCAGAATCCCAATTAGCCAGGTTGAACGGGCAGTCCGTTGCATCAACCCACTGACACAACATCTCGGTCCTTACAATGTCCGGGTGGTCACGTGCAACCGAATCCTCAAGCGACTCAATCTGAACCGTGTGACCAAGTGCAGGATTTGCTGCCTGCCAAGCACTAACGTCAGTAATTTTGCAATGGGGTTCAGCCGACCACTCCCACCAGCCCAATCGAGGTGAGTTGTCACCAAGTGCTCTGGATCGTAAATCATTAAGCACAGTTGAGTCTGCTGTCCCAGCGTTCGAGGTGACCCAAGTTTGAGCATTCGGGCGTGCACGGGTGGTCGGTGCAGCTGCAGCCCAAACGGCTTCCCCAATTTCACGGAGCTCATCAATGTATAGAAAATCAGCACTGGCACCACGAGCACCATCAGCGGTAGCAGCAAGAATGTGATAACGACGAACCCGTTGACATCCCGGGGGGCATCCCTCTGGGTAATGCTCACACCATACTTCGATACCTTCGTTTCCATTAGTCCTACTTATCCTTTTCACTCGACGTTTCATCCACGGCGTGGACTCGATAATGTCAACAACTTTCCACAAAGCATCCAAAGACAATCGGCGGTTCTGAGCCATTGCATAAGCCTGACCCTCACCAAAGATAAACAGGCCTGCCAGAATCCTCATACGTACAAGATGAGACTTTCCGGACTGGCGAGCTACGAGCACCCCACAAGTAGTCCTGACCCATTTACCCTCTTTATCAACTACTAGTGCTTGGTCCAGAACGTGTTTTTGCCACTCCATTAGTGGGATTCCCACGCTTTCGGCTAGTTCCGCCACCAGCGGGCCCAGTGTCTGCCCTTTTACGGGGCTTGACTGGAGGCGGGGTTTTGATGAGCCGTAAATACGTTTCGGCGAAGTCTTTGCCATGATCAATGTCCTCAATCTTTGGGGTAGAAGCCACATTACGGCTCTTAGGTGTCAACAACAATGCATCCATCAAGTTTGCATGTCGAGCTAGTAACTGGGCTAAGTCTGCAGTATCGCCAGCATCAAACTTAGCATCAAGAAGCATGGATAACCGATACAGAACAGCGACAGCACCAGCATCAACAGCACTGAGATGGCCACCATTATTAGAAACAGCAATTTGAACATTATTAAGAATACTTTTGTCATTCACGATCTAATCCTGCCTCTGGTGGTCCCAATTTTCTCATCGGGGGAATAATCCCGCC